TTTTATTAATCAGATTAGGCATAGTATAGGTAAATGGGGAGATGATCGAGTGCCGACTGGCGGAGAAGCTCTTTCTTATTACACCACTGGTAGAATAAAAGTTGAAGGTGGGGAAGCGAAAACTACTCGTATAATAGGCGATGAGGGGTTGGTAATTGGGCACGAAAATACTTTTGAAGTAGTAAAAAATAAACTTGCCGCCCCCTGGAGAAAAGCCAATATCAACCTTATTTATGGGCATGGGTATGATTTTGTAACGGAAGCGGTAAAATTAGCTACTGATTTTGGAGTTATAGAAAAAGCTGGTAATTGGTATAAATATAAAGATGAAAAATATAATGGACTTGGTTTAATAGTGAAGTTTTTTAGAGATTCGTCAAAAGAGTATGAGGAATTAAGATCGAAAGTGAAATCAGTTTTGGGGCTTGCACATGAGTAAACTTGCTGAAGAGGTTAAAGATTTTTTAAAAGGGTTATTTCCACATTATATTATTTCGGAAGAGCATTTTGTGAAGTATAATGGGCATAAATTATTTTTTGATTTTTATATTAAAGAGCTTGATTTACTTATAGAGGTTCAAGGTAGGCAACATGATGAATTTGTTGCTCATTTTCATGGTGATAGGGAAGGGTATTTTTTATCTAAAAGAAGGGATAACGCTAAAAAAGCATATTGCCAGGAGCATGGTTTGAAGTTAGTAGAGATACGAGATAAAAGTGAATTAAATAAAAAGAAATTTATAAAGAGAGCGTTACAATCATGACAGAGATAATAATTCCAGAAAGAAAAGACCCGCATGACGTTGATGCGGAAAAGGATTGTCCTGATTTTATACCATTGAATGATGGAACGTTGCATGGAGACAGTAAGTATTGTGATAGATCTAAATATTGTAGGCAGTTTGATCCGATACGTAGTATGGGATATTATTCTGAATACCATGAGTGGTATGAATTTTTCAAAAATGAAAAAGGAGAACTCGTAAAAGAATTTTGCAGAGATTATTTATGTACTGGTAAGTTTCCCATTTTTGAAGAAAGGAGTGAAGATTCTAAAGCCACGTAATATGCCTGAACTAAACAAATATTTATATGATAGATCAGAAGAATTGATGGTTTATAAAATGCCCAGAAACAAAACTTTGATGGATGAGATATTTCAATTTGATCCTAGAAATTTAGAAGCTACACCATCTTCGGATTTAAGTAAATATGCAATAGGACTTTCGCAATTTTTAATTTATTTCACTTCTCAAATCAATGCTACAAGAGTGAAACTGATGCAAAAAAATAGAGTTATTGACGTGTACGTAAATCAATCTGATATAAAAGCTCGTGCAAAGGCAGATAAACGAAGAAAGGTTATAGATGGTACTCCGGAGTTGAAGCAAATAGAGCGAGATATCGAATTACTTGAATCAGAAATAAAAATGACTGAAAATCTTGAGAAATATTACGTTGAATTGATTAATTCATTAAAAAGAGAATTGACGAGGCGGGAGTTTGAAATGAAGTTTAGCAGAGACGAAAGGCGGCTTTAATGAGTGAGAAAATAAAGGAAATATTTTGCCAAGTAAATTATGAACGAGTATTATTGGCTTATTGTTTTCAGTCAATAGAGAATTATTACGTAATATCTTCTTCTATATCCGATAGTGATTTTTTAAGACCAGAGCACAGATTAATGTGGGTAATTATGGGTACTTTGGTTAAAAATAACGTGAAGAATTTTGATGGCGCGATGGTAATAAATGAGGCGCAGAGAAATGGCGTATTTGAAGATATAGGTAAATATGAATATGTACAAGCCGTTATAGGCATGAATACTTTTGATGAGAACTTACAGTTCTATATTGATAAAGTTATTGATGCAAGCACGAAGTATCAATTATATATGAAATTGGATAAAGGATTAAAATTAATATCTCATGACGCCGCTAATAACGACGTAACTTCTTCTGATATGTTGGGTATGGTGGGCACGGACGTTATGGAGTTGTCCGTAAAATCAAAAGCGATTAGAGAAGCTACGAATCTTGCTGATGGCTTAGACGATTATATAAAAGAAAGAAAAGAAAATCCCATTGAATATTGTGGCATAAGCACTGGATACGATATACTTGATAAAAGAATAGATGGAATGGTTCCAGGAACTCTCACCGTTTTATGTGCTAGGCCAAAGCATGGTAAGAGTACTTTTTTATCTTGCGTAGCAAAGCACGTCGCTTACATTATCGGTAAGCCGGTTTTATACGTTGATACGGAAATGCCTTTTGACCAATGGAGGTCTCGTATGCTTTCCATGATGTCCGATGTCCCAGAACGTATAGTTAAACATGGTGGTTATTCGGAAGAACAGTATTATAATATTTCACAAGCCGCGGAAATTATAAAAAGAGGTAAATTATTTCATGAGTATATGCCTGGATACAGCGTAGATAAATTAGCCGCGGTGTATAGAAAGTACAAACACGTAGAAGATATTGGATTGGCCATATTTGATTATATCAAAGAGCCTCCCGGTGGAAGTAAAGAAAGAAAAGAATACCAAATACTTGGGGATGTGACTACCGCATTGAAAGATCTTTCTGGTGAGTTGGATATTCCATTTTTATGCGCCAATCAGTTAAATAGACAGCAGGATATTGCGGATAGTGATAGGATTTTGAGATATGCAGATGTTTTAATGTTTTTCAAAACAAAAACGCCAGAAGAAATTGAAGCTGGTGGTGGATTAAATGGTGGAACACATAAATTAGTTATTACGGATAGTAGACGTGGCGGTACTACTACGGAAGATGGCATAGGATACGAATTTCTTAAGAAAACGTTACAGATACATGAGGCTGAATTTCAAGTAGTGGATTACAATAAAAAGGATTATCAAGAAAAAGAGGACATAGAGTATGGTGTTTCAACAGGGTCAGAATGGGACGATGAAGCAGAAAACTTTCTCACGGAATAAAAAAGAAGAGGATAGATATAGAATTCAAAGATTGAAAGAAGCAATAGACGCCGAGCAATTACTTCGCAATCTTGGGTTTACCATATCAAGTAGTAATTATAAAGAAGTTCGTGGTCCCTGTAAGATTCATGGTGGAGATAATAAAACGGCTTTTAGGATGAATAAGGAAACTAAAAATTGGGTGTGTTTTTCTCACGGGTGTCACGAAGAGATAGGATATGACGTTATAAGTTTGGTAAGACACGTATTGAATTTGTCTTTTGTAGGAGCATTGGAATATTTAGAAAGTGTTACTGGAGTTAACATACATGATGATTCCGCTTACATAAAATATAAAAGAGAAAAAGAACGAAGAGAGTTTATACAGCATTCTAAGGATAATAGACAAGTTCCAGATGCTTTAGTAAGCGAAGAATATTTAAATAGTTTTAAAAAATTTCGTTCTGATTATTTTATACGTAACGGATTTCCGAGTGAAGTTTTGGATGAATTTGAATTAGGTGGCGGATACGTTGATAGATATGGGTTTCAAAGAGACGTTATTCCCATAAGAGATAAAGATGGCGTATTGAAAGCTTATAGTTGTAGAGATATTACTGGTAAAGCCGATTATGATTATAAGTATTTATTAACTAAAAATTTTAATAAAGATAAAGTGTTATATAATTTACAGCGCGCAAAAAATTTCGTTGGAGAATCAAAAACTTTAATAGTAGTAGAAGGATTTAAATCGGTATGGAAGTTATACATGGCTGGTTATAAAAATGCGGTTGCTTGCATGGGTAGTTACATTACCCCTGGTCAACAAAATTTATTATATAGCCATGCTTTTACGGTGATTTTGTTATTAGATGGTGACGAAGGTGGTGCAAAAGGTACAGTTAGAGCGTTAAATGATATGAAAGGTAAAATAAATATAGTTCCTATATTTTTTCCATATGAAAATAGAGATCCAGCGGATTTATCAATTGAAGAATTTATAGAGTTTGATAATATTTTAAGGAGATAGTCATGGCTAAAAAGAAAAAGAAAGAAACACCAGAGTTTCAAGAAGTAGTAGGTACTCCTACCGCATTGCTATTGCCAGCTAGGATGTATAGATTTAAAGTTTATACTCAAGAGCATGCGGTCGAAGTACCTAAATCAGGTACTTACGTTGATTTGGATAAAAAGAGTTTTACTAAGGAAGATGGTAATTTTAATTTATTGCAGACGACAGACGAGGGGGAACAAATAGTTTATTTTCCCGCGATATCAAAAGTATTATTTGGAACAAATCAATACCCAGAACTAAAGGACGGGGAAGCGTTTGCTCCAGTGGCTTTGATTATTAAAGATGATAAAGTAACTATTGTAGGAAATATGATAGAAATGGTAAAGGAGAATTAATATGGAATGTCCAAAATGTGGGAGTACCGTAACTATTTTATATACTGACGAGTTATTATGTGATGCGTGTGGAAATGATATTCTCATAGATTATTGCGTATGCGATGAATGTGGTTTTTCATTCAGATCTCAAAATAATAAATTTTTAGATGAAAATATGATAGAAGACGTTAGTTTGCTAGATAAATTTGATGAGCTACTTTCTGAAGCCGTTGATGATTATGAACCCGTTTCGGTGGATGAGAGTATGTTGGATCAATTACGCGCTTGCATAAGATGCGGTTCATTAAAAGCTTATGAAGAATCACCCGGAGTATTTAGATGTCCGGAATGTGATTTTAGTTGGGAGATATTAAAGGACAATGAGTAAAATATTATCTTTTGACGTATCTTCGGTTTCTACTGGGTGGGCTTTTATTTTCAATGGTAAATTAAAGGAGTTTGGTAAAATAGAACTTCCAAATAGTTTTCGATTACAAGAAAAATTATATTATTTTGATAGCGTGATAAATGCTTTATTGAAGATATTTGATCCTACTTACGTAATAATAGAAGAAACTTATTTGAAGAACGTCAAAACTTTAAAAACTTTGATGCAATTTATAGCCATATTAAATTATGAATGCATATATCAATCTAATATAGAACCCATATTTGTAAGTCCCCAATCGGTAAGATCAAGATTTAAATTAAAAACTAAAGAAGACGTATTCAATTATGTTAAAAATAAATATAAAGCCAAATTTAGAAATTACACGTTTGAAACTGGTAATGATATGACCGACGCCACATTACAAGGATTATATTGGTATGACGTGTTAATTGAGAATGGAGATTGAAATGGAAAAAAAGAATCAAAGAACGATATTATTATCAGCTACGAGAATGAGTATGTTTTTGCAGTGTAAATGGAAGTATTGGTGCAATTACGTACTGCATTTACCAAAAAAGTCAAACGCTTCGTTTAAACTTGGTTTGGCGGTACATGAATCTTTGGCGGTCGCTGGTGAAATATGGCAGTTGAAAGAAAAATTTACGAGCGGCGACATTAAGAAAATTAAGAATATGTATAATAAAGTCGCTGCGCGCGAAGGCATAGAGGACACTAGTATTTATAGTGATGGATTATCTATGGTCATGTCAAGAGTAAATAATTTTGCTAATGGTAAAATATTAACGGTTGAAGATAGATTTAGAGTTTCCACTAATGAGGGTGTAATGCTTATTGGCGCGATGGATAAAGTAGAAGCGTTAAGTGATAGTACCATACTAGTAACTGACTATAAAACGTCCAAATATTTTGAAACCGCCGGCGAATTAAAATCTGACATTCAGTTGTCCATTTATGACGTAGTAGCTAATCTTAAGTATCCAGAATATGAAAGAATTGTTTTATCTTTGGATTATTTGAGAGGCGATCCAGTTTATACTTATAGGACTGAACAGGAACGTCAAGAATTTTCAGAATACATGTTGGCGGTTTATAAAGAAATGATTAAATTGAAAAAGGAAGATGCGGCTCCTACTTTGAATGATATGTGTAATTGGTGTGATTTTACAGATAATTGTACAGCATATCAGGAAGCTCTTTCAAGTAAATCGTTTATTAAAAAAAAGCCGGACGAGTACAACGACGAAGAACTGGTAAGAGAATACCTAGACATAAAAAGTAAAAAACGTATAATTGATAATAGAGAAAGAAAGCTAAAAGAATATATACTCAAGAAGATACAAAGTAATGGTGAAAATTTAGTAGGGCAAAATAAAGAATTATATGTGAGACAGAATTCTTCTACGTCTTATGATCCAAAATCGGTTTACGAAGCCGTGGGACTAAGAGAATTTTTAAAATTGGTTTCCATAAATAAAAAATCCACTGATTTATATATGGATAAGAATCCATCGATAAAATCACAAATTATTTCTAACGCAAGTAAGCGATACACGTCACCTTTCGTGGCATATAAAAATATAAGTAAATGATTGGAGGGAAGGGAATATGTCTAAAGGTAAAAGTAGAAAATACGTACCAAAAACAAGTAGAAAAATAAAGGTCTTGGGATATTGTGACTCACCCACGTGTGCAACTGGTTTTGGTACTGTGTCAAGGAATGTTTTTGAAGGTCTTTATAAAACTGGTAAATACGATATTGATATTTTAGGTATTAATTACTGGGGAGATCCTCATAATTTTCCATATCGAATTTGGCCTACCGGTACTAATCAGCAGAAAGACCCTTACGGAAGACAAAAAGTATTAAATATGATTCCTCAAATGGATTTCGATATTTTATTTTTGCTTCAAGATAGTTTCATTATGGAATTCGTAAAGATGCTTATTCCTCATTTGAGAAAAAATAGGTCTAACCCTTTCAAATCAATTCTTTATTACCCGGTAGATTCGATTATTAAACAGCCATGGGCGGAAAATATAGAGCCGTCCGATTATTTGGTTGCTTATTCTGAATTTGGTAAACAAGAAACTTTGAAAAGGATAGAT